CCGCGCTGATTGTGCAAGTTCCTGCACCTTTGTTAAGAACTGTAATTACTGTGCCTACTGGGAACGCTACTGAGGCGTTTGTAGGAATCTTGAAAGCTACTGCTGTTGCCTTGTTCATAGGGACTAGGACTTGGTATTGATCCGCTAGGACTGCGGTGTAGTCCGCTGTCTGATCTGAGCCGACTGTAAAGGCAACCAAGCCATTTGCGGCTGCTGCCGTAAAAACGTCTCCAGTAGTAAATGGGAATCCTGTTGCCATGTTGCTCCTAATAACTCAATGTAGATGTGCCGATTATACCGTATGTACTGCTTCCAATAATGAAACCATCCACTATTGGCTCAAGCGTGGTGATTGCTACTTGCATCTTGTTAGCTGTTATATCCCAAGCGAAGCCCTGCGCCTGTAATGTCTTGGTGATAGTCGAGCCTGACTCTGTGACGTTAGTGATTTCGAGATTGTCGAAGTAATCAAGCCCAATAAGGGTGTCAGTTGGTACTGATGGGTCTAGCAAGTCCACAAGCATCTCGTCAATACGGATCGTAGTTTCCTTGCGGGTATTGACATAGTTCTGGGCTGCGCCTAGTACCTGCGCATCCGTCTCGGCAATCAGGTTCTCTTGGTTCAAGCCATGAGGGAAATACTTGTCAATCGAGGACTGGCTAAACACGTTCTGAACTGTGCCGCCTGTGCGGGTGAATCGGACATCGTTGATGATGAGCTTGTCATCGAAGGCATACTTGACGTTTCTGTATGGGATACCTGTGGTCTGATTAAAGGCAATGGCTGTATCGCCAAGGCTAGAGGTGACTTGGCTACGAGACTTGTACACGGCTGTTCCGTCTGGGCTCATGTAGAACGCTCCAAGCCCTTCCGAAAACTCTGCGTTTTTATGGCATCAAGGGTTGTGCGTACTGTGCCTGTGTCTGCAATACAGGTGGCATCCCCTGTAGCGATAGATCGCATGGAGTTAGGGAACTGGACATCATCGAGAATCTTGCCTATGCGTGTGCCTGTGGTCTGACCTGCTGCTGTGTCGGCTACTGTGGCAATATTAGACATCTGCAATAGACGGAAGCCATCTGTACACAAGATGTCCACATAGGCTGTCTCCTGACCTACTGGAAAGGTGTAGCGGTAGTCATTCACATACCCGCTGAATAAAAAGTGGTCTGCTGTGGCTGTCGTGGCAGAAATGCGCAGTTTACGCAAAGGAGTTAGATAAGGATAATATGGCGATGTCGTTGATTGAGGGTTAAAAAAACCTTGAGGATCAAGTACGCGAACGATGGCTGTGCCAGCATCGTAGGTATCCTTGAGAATATTGCGACCACGCCTAATTGAAATGCTATAGACGTTGGGAGTTAAATCAACTGTAGGAATGATTACATCAGATGAGCCGAATGTAGATACGCCAATGACTCCGTTATCTGGTGATCCAATGACGAAACCCGATGAAAAGGTTGCGCCGCCAGAAAAGTCAAAGCTGACGGCTATTTGTGCAGGTAATGTCATCCCGCAAAGCCACCAGTTCTGCGGTTGATATAAGCAGAATCTCCAGTAGATAATGACTTCTGCTGTAAGCCTTCTGCAATAGCGTCAATCAACTTATTGCCATCGCTGACTATTCTAAGCTCTACAACGTTATTTGCATTAGGGTTGTAGTTAAGACCTGTGCGTGTGTTGTAGGTAATCATGTTGTCAGATGGGAAGGTTGGCACGTTTGTAGGTGGTGGAACAACTGGCGCTACCGAGGTGTTTCCATTAGGTGCGGCTTGTCCAAATGGTGTACCCATAGAGATTGCCGCTGCTTTGCCAGCCAAGTAACTTAAGTAAGCATCGAGATATTCGAATGGGTTTTTAGCATTAGGAAGAGCCGAAAGGAACTTGGACAGGTTTCCAGTAGCATCTTGAGCTTTAAGAATCTGTTCTGTAAGTTGCTTGGCTACTGCTTCATTGCCGTTCAACAAAGCCAGTTGAGCCTGTACGCGAGTCTCTTCTTCTTTGGTTAATTTACCCTTGAGAGCTGCTACCAATTCAATCTGTTCTCTATCGAAGACAGTACCAGCCTTCCTAAGTGCGGCTTGTTTCTTAAGTTCCTTAGTCTGTTTCTCTTGCTCTTTACGAATTGCCTCGGCTCGCTTGCGGGCTGCTGCCTCTGCTGCGCGTTCTGCCGCTAGTTGGGCTGCGCTCTTTGGGATATTGGTGCCTTCCCAAGCCTTCATGTAGTCGCGCTTCATGCGGCGATTAAACTCTGCTACTTGAGCCTCTTGTGCAGCCTTAAACATGCCGCTCCAAGTCTTAGCACCAAGCATGGCTCTAATAATGGAAATGCCTTCTGTGAAACGATCCATCAGACCAACAAAGCGGTCTGCCATTCTGTCAATCTTTGTTACTAGTTCATCAACGCTGCCAGTACCAGCAAGAGCCATGGTCAAGTCAATAATTGCGCTGCCAATTTTCTCCTGCGCTTCACCTGCTGCGGTAGATAGAACCTGTAGTTTTCCAGCGTAAGTATCTAAGTAAGCCGCGTTTGCACCAGAGAACTGCTTATTGAGTCTTGCGGTAATCTCCTCGAAGCTGGCTGTCTTAAGTTGTGCCTGTGATAATCCAAGGTTGTACTTACGAAGTCCGCGAGTCTGTCCAATATAAGCATTAGCCAAGTCCTGTGAGACTGTGGTCAATTCAATGCCGCTACCCACAGAGACGTCAACGGCTTGCTGTAATGCCTTCTGGCTCGCCGTCAATGATCCTGTGGTGGTCAGCAACGCCTGAAACGCTGGACGAAGCTGACTATCAGTCACGCCTGATGCTTTAGAAAGACTATCTATGTATTGGTTAATTGCTGGGGAAGATAACTCAAGCCCAAGGTTCTTGACCACTTGGGTAAGCCGCATGGCTTCCTTCTGGTCTTGAATAAATGCCTGTGCTGCTTTCTTGCCAAAGGCTGCGATTGCAGCTCCGCTAAGCGTTACACCTAAAGTTCTACCAAGAGTTTTAAGTTTCTTATCAAAGGAATCGACAGACTTGCGAGCCTTGTTAATGCCAGAAGCATCGAGGATGGTGGCAATGCGTATTGCTAGATCGGTTGCTGCCATGGTTATCCCTTTACCTTGTAAATACGTCCGCCACCAAACTTAACTAGGTCTGCGACTTTCTCATTGGTGTTCTGAATTGCTTTAATAACTGCTGCGTTAGTTTTGCCTTGGTCTTCCGCCCATGCTCTAAATATGGCTCGACCTGTCATCTTCTGACCACGACCCTTTAACTGTCCATCTAAGCGCGGAGTGAAGTTGCCTGTGTTGCCAGACTTACGCCCTGCGGTTTCATAAATAGCACCAGCAGCAGACTTGTTAAACACAGCCGCTAAAGCCTTAAAGCCACTTCTGTTGGCGCGGGTTGGGGTGGTCTGATAAGTAATACCTTTGCTGGCAATGGCTCGATCATAACCACGATTTTCCCATTTACCTTTCTGGTTTTCTTTCAACCAGCCGCTAGGCACAGCATCATTAAAAGGCAAGAAGCCACGCGCATCTCGCACAATAGGCTTAAGCGCGTTAGCCACTTCCTTCTGACTTTCCTTGGCTAAGTCAGGCGCATATTTCTTAAGAGCTTTACGTAATTCAAGTGCGCCTGTTACGACGATTGGCATCCGCTTGCTCCTTCGTTATATCCCTTAATACCTGTATATGAGCCTTAAAAGCCATCGGAGAAAGTTCCACGATGGTGTTGAACGGAACTCCATACTCGTAACTTAATCTAGTTGCAAGATAGGTGAGGGAGTTCCGATCTAACCTAAAGGGTCAGACTCTAAGACCTCGACACTCTTCAGAGTAGCAAGGAAGTCTTCGCCGAAAGGCTTGACTGTTTCACCCGAACGTCTAATTGCTTCCCAGCACAGCCAGTACACGTCTGACTGCTTCTGGTTCTCAATCAAGGCTTTATGAAAGCCCATCTTGGCATAGTTCTCAAAGCTGTACTCCAAGACTGGAGTTATCTCAAACTCCTGCACTTGTCCGTCAGCC